CAGGAAATAAATGATAATCAGCTAAGTCATAATTCTTAGGCTCAGCCAACTTAAAATCATCACAAGCAGATACAAATACATTGATAAAAATGGGTGCATCAACACTTGGGCATACCAGATCATTAAGAACTGTTAGCTCAAGCACACCATTTGCTTCAATATAATTGGCAGACAATCTAGAAAAAGATGAAAAATTGGATCCTGTATCGTACGGAACACCACATTGTTTCCATGGGGTATTCTGACCCCAACCAACAACAATTTCAAAATCATCGGTTTCAGCAATATCAATAACACGCGAATAGTTAACATTATAATTAACTGACGAAGTAAATTGATTTGGATCCCATCTGGCCAAAATACGACCTTTATGGAAATCACTCTTTACAATCTGAAATCGAAATTTCAGAGAACCTTGCCAACGATTAAAACAAGTTGCCATATGAGCAAGTGGTGTCATATGAATTTCGCCCTGAAAATTATCTAGTTGCATAGGCAATACTCGCGTATTCCAAAGTAAAGTATCAGGCGCCGCATCTGGAGCCCAAAAGAATTGAGTCAAATACGATTCTCTCTTTACATAATCAAGAATACCCATCTCATCTGTGCCATCTAAACCTACTGTACGTGAATCAACAGTTAATTCTGCTTTGCTATCTAGAGTAAGTTTGAGAGCAGCGTCAGCTGCATCGGTATTGGATAAATTACCTGTTGGCATAGGTTTAAACTGCTGTATGTCAGTAATAATATTTGGTCTAGAGTATCCAAATAATTGAGCCATTCTACTTGTAGCTTGCGCACCAATCTCGGTTGCCCTCATATAAGGACCGATGATTGGTAACTGTGACAAAGCACCAGCCGCGCGTGCAACTGCAGCAGCAGGTTTGGAAATAATTCCTTGCCCATACTCATCTTTGGAGTTAATCGTATTTCCCCTATCACCAGTGGACATACGTGCCCCCCTCCTACCACTCTGTGAAACAAGTGGTGGATCGGAAGAGGTAGGAATAGTAAGCACAACATCCTCAGCCCAGATATACGTAGTAATAGTAACTGGGTCATTACCTCCATTAGCATGCAACAAATTTGCGAGAGATTTAATAACAATTTCTCCCATATCAGTCCAATCTGCTCTAGGAATGCTCAAATAATTATCTGGCCAAAAGAATGGCAAACACAATTCCCCACCTGTATTTTTGGTAGGGTTCAAAAAGAAATGTGGTTTCTGTGAAGCTTGAATCACGTCCACTGGAACAAAATTCCTAGCGACCGTAACTTGATCTCCAGCAGTGTACGGATTATATGAAACAATAGAACGCCCATAATGAAACTTAGTGCCTGAAATAACCATTTTAACATGAAGTTTCATACGCAACAATTCAAAATTTTTAATCTTATCGCGAACATATGGATTTTCACAAAATGCGGTCCAAGGATTAAACCTATAAAAGAAAGGTTGTCCAACCAGCCATGTTTGGGCAGATTGACGAATAGGTCGATTCAAGAAATTCCCAAGATTGCTATCACTATTGTTGGCAAGATCCATAGTAGGATCATACATACCAACTTTTTCAGTAATCCAACCGGCATCTTGATCTGCAAATGAAGTAATCTGCTCCTTACTCATAGGAGCCACTTCATTTTCTTGAGTACCTGGTGCAGGATCGGAATCCGACACAACTCCAGATTGTGAAACCAAAATCATTTCTTCCAACTGCGCAATGCGTCTCTCCAACTGAGACACATGTCTATACTTCTTGGCTAATTTGAGTTTTAGTTCTCTATTACGAGATCTGAGGTACTCCACCTCATCCAATTCATCGGAAAACTCGACACGATGGATATCCCGCAAAGCGGCGTTAAAATCAGTGTTATTATAGAGGGCACTGTCCTCAAAAATTGTAGTAAAATTAGAAATGCAATTTATACAATATTATGTGCGGTGCATCAATCGACAACATAACAGTGCTATTTTGTTGGGCGTCACCCCATCGCTAAATAACGATATATATATACAATGACTATTTGTGTAGCTGTCCATAATATCTAGGTAATGCAGAACCTAGTAAATTATGCGTTAATCAAACACAAACAACTGTTTTTAGCTTTTCCACCGTACAGCAACGGTAGCCCAAGGTACAAAGCCCCCAGGGCGGGCTTATGAAGCCGACCTAAAGGTCGAACTTCTCACGGTACCAAGCGAGCCGATCATCATAACTCATGATCGGGCCAACGTAACCCTGAATACCAGAATCACGTGCAACTTGCTCCAACTGAGCAACACGCTTGGTGTAGACCTCACGGCCAAATTCGAAATACTTCAATGCTACATTCTGAATTGCCTCAGCACTTGATTGTTCCATGGATAAAACCTCGGACTTCAAGTGTGTGTGCAACATCTTTGAAATCGAATCCTCCTCAATAGGAGATCTGTATAAACCTAATTCATCATCCCAAACTGCAAAGTGCTTCAAAAATGAGGCATCACTGAGATTGATGTAAGGTACAGATTCTGCTTCTTTGTCAGCCATAGTGTAATTAATACTTACCTTAGCCAACTGAGCAGAAATAGCAGTATGATTAAAATCATCATATCCTTTTGCTACTGTCATAATGTTGTCGTCGCCATAAGTCATAATTGAAACTTTAGAGTTGAAAGGTGGTACTTTCCACCATCTCTTCTCCTTCGCAATAGCATACCAGCAATAACGCAAGTAAAGAGAATTAACAAAACTGTTAATAACAACTGTCAAAGGATGTCCAGATGGGTTTGATCCCATAAACTGAACTAAAGTCCCAAAATAATCATAAGTCGGATAAGAAATCTCAGTGGCAATACCACGCATAATGGTAAGATCTTCCTCATCATAATTTCCACTCTTTTCCGCTAACTTAATCAAAAGTTTAAAAGCAGCCAACATAAATTGGGGGCTCATGCGTCCATCAAAATTGGCGAAATCGCCAGCGATGGCACGCTCCCAACCATGCTTACCAATATGCTCAAATAACTCTGTCCATTCAGGTGATTGAACAACAGTACCAACAGCACATTCGGTAGCAATTTTGTTGCGCTGCACCAAAGCAGCGAGTGAAAGAAAATACTTACGAACAAGCATTACGAAGGGCATGTTTGCCGCAGCAAATACACGCACCTTATCTTTCGTGAGTTTTGTGGGTTCATCCTTTAATGAAGCCTTGAAAATAGTATTAATGGATTGACCAGCCAAAAGCTTGGTTTCCATCTTCTTAATTTCTTCAAGGATCATAGGATCCACATCACGAGGGCACGAAATTCCCTCAACGAGGCGGTCTGATTTTTCAACAAACTGTGTCTTGGGTCCCTTCAAAGGGAAACCAACCGATGTCGAAAAATTCATTGGATTAATACCCAACACTCCATCTAGTCCAGCAAGGTTAACATCATCACTGATCTTACCTACTTTGGCTAACTCTGACGGAGGAATTGCCTCAAGACTAAGACTATAATCGATAACAGCCTTGTTAAGCAATTCGGAATCAAATTCAGTGGCAGTATCAACTTTACCACTGATATCTAGTTCCTTGTGGCGCATAGCGCCCATCTCCTTAGGTTTACCATGCTTCTTCTCAATATCCATAACGTCCTTAACGGCAACTGAAATGAGAGAAGTAACTACAGCACTCTTTGGAGTGGAACGAGCGGAACCATTGTGTCCTCCAATCACTTCGATTTTGGCATCAAGTTCCAAATCGTTAGTGATACATTTATCATGAGGAGCAGTCAATGGTCCAAAATTAACGCCCATGCTCTCTGTATCCAACGGAGAAGCAGAATGAGAAACCATAATGCAAGGTCTCTCATCAAGCTTGGAAATGGCATCTAATAAAGCCTGTCTGGTGACAACACCGGCAGCTCCATTATAACCCCTTCCAGCCAAATGATGGCCAGCGATAAATGGCATGCCATTTACCTTACCGACCAAAGTTGCCATACATAATCCTCCAAAGGTTTCTTCAGGAAAAGTATATTTA